CTTGATAAGGCTAAAATTGAATATGTGTCGCTACGAGCTACTGGTCGAGAACGTCTTGAACTTCCGGATACTGGTGGGCGTTGTGAATTCCGAACACGAACATCAACGGGTGGCTTGGGTGAGGGGTTTGACTTGCTTGTGATTGATGAGGCGCAGGAGTATACGGCTGATCAAGAATCGGCTTTGAAATATGTTGTTACTGACTCGAAGAACCCGCAAACTGTTTTTTGTGGAACGCCACCGACACCGCTTTCTAGTGGAACGGTCTTTGTTAATTTTAGAAAAGATACACTGGCAAGGAAAGTTGAAAATGCTGGTTGGGCAGAATGGGGTGTTGAAGAGGAAGCGGACATAAGAGACAAGGAACTTTGGTATCTATGTAATCCGTCACTTGGTACGATTTTTACAGAGCGTTCTATTCAAGATGAAATTGGAACGGATGTTATTGATTTTAACATTCAACGTTTGGGGCTATGGATTAAGTACAATCAGAAATCGGCAATTTCTGAAAATGAATGGCGAGACTTGAAAGTTCATATATTGCCGATGTTAAAGGGGAAATTGTTTGTTGGTGTTAAGTATGGCAATGATGGCGCGAATGTAGCGATGAGCATAGCGGTAAAGACTTTATCAGGAAAAATATTTGTTGAAGTGATTGATTGTCAATCTATCAGGAATGGAAATCAGTGGATTGTTGATTTCTTGAAAAATGCCGATATTGAAAGTGTTGTTATTGACGGCGCTAGTGGACAAAATATTTTAGCTGATGAAATGAAAGATTTTAAGTTGAAAGCACCGATTCTACCAACGGTGAAAGAAATTATCACAGCTAATTCAATGTGGGAGCAAGGAGTTTTTCAAACAAATATTTGTCATAGTAATCAGCCGTCATTAACAGCAGTGGTTACAAATTGTGATAAACGTAATATTGGCAGCAGTGGTGGATTTGGTTATAAGTCGCAATATGATGATATGGATATTAGCTTAATGGATAGTGCGTTATTAGCACATTGGGCTTGCAACAATATAAAACCCAAGAAGAAACAACAGATACGGTATTAAACGGTCGCAAATGCGGTCGTTTTTTAATACGCAAAATTACCGATACCACCGGGTAAGTGGGAGAAAGGACGTTTATTATGTCAGAAATATTTAAAGCAATTACAACACAAGAGGAGTTTGACAAAGCGGTACAGGCAAGAATCACGAGAGAACAAGAGGCTTTGGCAAAAAAGTATGTCGATTACGACCAACTCAAAACACGCAACGGGGAATTAGAGACAGAAATAGGAGCTATGAAAGCAACTATCGAAACGACAAGCCAAGATACGAAGAAACACGAACAAACAGTAGCGGACTTAAATGCAAAGATTGCTGGATATGAAACAGCAAGTTTGAGAACAAAAATCGCATTGCAAAACGGGCTACCGATTGATTTGGCAGAAAGACTTGTCGGAGAAGATGAGGAAAGCATCAAAGCCGATGCAGAAAGATTGGCTTCTTTTGTGAGCAACCAACAACCAACGACACCACCTTTAAAAAATCCGGAAAACCATCAAGGAGAGGGAAAAGATGGCGCGTACAAATCATTGTTAGAAGGTATTAACCTAGAAGGAGAGTAAAATTATGGCAGTATTATCAAAAGGAAGTTTATTTGAACCACAACTTGTATCAGACTTGATTGATAAAGTCAAAGGAAAGAGTTCGCTCGCTGTGTTATCGCAGCAAAATCCTGTTCCGTTTAATGGACAGAAAGAATTCACGTTTACAATGGATTCGGAGATTGACGTTGTAGCAGAAAATGGAAAGAAAACGCATGGTGGAATTTCGTTGGCACCACTTACGATCGTACCTATTAAGGTAGAGTATGGCGCACGTGTATCCGATGAATTCTTGTATGCAGCAGATGAAGAAAAAATCGATACCCTAAAAGCGTTTAATGATGGATACGCGAAAAAACTTGCCCGTGGTTTGGATATTATGGCATTTCACGGATTCAACCCACGTACTGGGGAAGCATCTACAGTGATTGGAAATAATCATTTCGATAACAAAGTAAGCCAAACGGTTACATTTACCCAGGCAGACCCAGACGCAAACATTGAGGCAGCAGTTGCATTGATACAAGGTTCCAATGGAACTGTAACAGGGTTGGCAGCAGATACAGAATTTTCCGCAGCTTTAGCAGCAATGAGAACGGGAACAACTACGAATGTTCGATTGTTCCCTGAATTGGCATGGGGTGCAAATCCGGGCTCAATTAATGGGCTAAAAGCTGATATTAACAATACTATATCAGCAGGAACTAACGATGTGGCTATCCTTGGAGACTTTGCAAACATGTTTAGATGGGGCTATTCTAAACAAATCCCACTTGAGATTATTAAGTTTGGTGACCCAGATAATAGTGGAAATGACTTAAAAGGATACAATCAGGTATACCTACGCTCTGAAACATATTTGGGGTGGGGAATTCTTGATGCAGCTAGTTTCGCAAGAATTAAAAAATAGAGGAGGCAAATTATGATATACAAAAATACTAAAACAGGGGCTACATTTAGTAGCCCTTGTTTTGTTAAGGGTGGAGATTGGATTGATGTAACGGATGCACCGAAAGAAGATGTTGAAGAATTAGAAACAAATGAGCAGGATGCTGAAATGCAAAATGAAAAAGGAACGGAAGATGATCTGCCAGAAATTACCAAAAAGCAGATCATGCAGGAACTTGATGCATTTGGAGTTAAGTATGACTCAAAAGCGAATAAGCAAGAATTGTATGCTCTAATGCTAGAACAAGGAAGGTAATATTATGGCATCTTTTGCGACAATAAATGATGTGACGGAATTATGGCGACCACTTACAGCAGATGAAACAACAAGGGCAAAACAGTTACTTGAAGTAGTTTCAGATTCGCTTCGTATGGAAGCGGATAAGGTTGGAAAAGATTTGGATTCTATGATTGTGGAAAGTCCTGCTTTTCTCGAAAATGTTGTAAGGTCTGTGACTGTTGATGTTGTAGCAAGAACGCTTATGACATCGACAAGTCAAGAGCCAATGACGCAGACGGCAGAAAGTGCATTGGGCTACTCGTGGTCGGGTTCTTATCTTGTACCAGGTGGCGGGTTGTTTATTAAAAATTCTGAACTTAGCCGTTTGGGCTTGCGAAAGCAAAGATATGGGGTGATTGATTTTTATGGGCAGACTTAAAGGGACAACGGTTATTCTGGTGGATAAAATCGAAAAGAGTAAAGATCCATTCGGACAACCTATTTATGAGGAGATAGAGATAGCGGTTGAAAATGTTTTGATTAGCCCGACACTGTCTGACGATATTGTCAATCAATTAACGCTGACGGGAAAAAGGGCTGTTTACACACTTGCAATTCCCAAAGGTGATGTGCATGCATGGGAAGATAGGGAAGTGAAATTCTTTGGGAAACGCTGGCGAGTATTTGGTATACCACTTGAGGGCATAGAAGAAAATATGCCTCTTGATTGGAATAGGAAAGTGATGGTGGAGCGTTATGGCTAAAATGAAATTTAACCTAAACCGTAAGAGTGTTGCAGATTTGATGAAGTCGGGTGCAATGCAAAAAGTTTTAAAAGACCATGCCACGGTTATTAAAAATAGATGTGGTGACGGATATGAGCAAGATATCCATGTTGGAAAAAGCCGTGTCAATGCAATGGTTAGTGCCACGACTTATCAGGCGAAAAAAGAAAATTCACGAAACAATACCATTCTAAAGGCGGTGCGATAAATGATTGAAAAAGTAATATTAGACTACTTGAATAAAAATCTATCCGTGCCAGCCTTTTTGGAAAAAAGTGGCGATATGCCAAAGCGATATGTGTTATTTGAAAAAACCAGTGGAGGAAAAAGAAACCACATTCTATCCTCTACATTCGTTTTTCAGAGTTATGCAGAATCAATGTATGAAGCGGCGGCATTGAATGAAGAACTAAAAAATGTCGTTGAAAATATGATAAGCCTAGATGAGATTGGCGGAATCAGATTAAACAGTGACTACAATTTTACAGATACGGAAACAAAAGAATATAGGTACCAAGCAGTGTTTGGTATCAACCATTAGATAGTGTCAAATGAGCTATGAAAATTTGGAGCTGAAAGAAATAGGCTCCACTAGAACCTTGAAAATGTAGATACGATAGAT